CATCTCTCCTGCAAGCCTAGTATCCCCATTACAGGTTAATAAGCTATCTATAAAGGATTGTTGTTTAGTTGTTAATTCTTTATTAGTATTCATGTACTCCATTATACTGCGATATTAGAGTGTTGTCAAGTCTTTTCTGCATATATATATATAAATAAGTGAAATAGTTCTTGACAACATGCCAATATCACAGTATAATGGATATTAAGGCCGCAGGGTTATATAGCCTGTATAGCCCCTCTAGCTTATCCCTCCTAATATCCCCCTTTAAAGTAAAAAGAAAAGAGAAAAGAAAAGCTACTTCCTTTTATTACCTTCCCCTGTAGAGTCTTTATAGCCCCGCACCTATCTGGTATACAATCTTAATAGCCTGTAAAATGTATGAGGTTTAGTATATATAGGGGGGAGGGGCTATGGCGACCTACCCCGCCCTTGAGAGCCTACCTTTTATACGTCAAAACGCAAGAGACAGGCAGGATTCCTAGCACACTTCACCTTTAAAGTCTATAAAAATCTAAACTGGTTAGGGATAGCGACCTGCTACACTAAACAGGCTTTAAAGTCTATAAAGTTTCTGAAACTAAATAAATTAAATGTGTTGCAATCTAGTTGCCAAGCCTGTAAAGACTTTAAAGACTGTAAAGTATTAACTTTAAAGACGTCAAAGACTATATAAATTAATAACTTGCACCATTCTCTTTATTATGCTAGTGATTCTATTAAGATTGTACAATTATTGATCAATACCGCTCTATAGCTCTATAAGCTCATATAATCCATTCTAAGCCACTTTAGCTTAAACCCTACCCTTACTATCAATTAAACTATTTTCGCAGTCTTGCATTTATTTTCTCTTTACCTATTGACAGTCTATATCTGTCTGTGGTAATTGCGCGCGCCCGTCTCTTTATACGGTTATTTTCACTCATATAACTGTTATAAATATTTATTTTCGTTAATCCTTAATTTTATTTAAATTAGGTGTTGACAGTCCATATGTCTATCGACTAAGCTACGCCTAGCAAATCAAAAATTAAATAACTTTAACCAATACGGGAATACGACAATGACTAAATTAGCTAAAGCAAAAGCAACGAATACAGCACCAGTACTGGCAACGACTAAAGAGATGGCGATTAAACTAGCGCGAGGTTTTAAAACTGGGATAAAAAATAAGTCTCAAGTTACCGCCAAGCTGACAGAAACTTTAGACCTTTGGATCACTAAAAAGGATGTTGACGCGAGGGATTTTATTCTAGCATTCTGGGACGCTTTAAACGGTGACAAGGCCTCAATAGCAGTTACGCGAGCGTTGATCAATCGCATATGCAAGCGAATCAACAAAGAAAATGGCAATGAAAATGCGCCCGCTTTGACTGTAAAGGATGGGGAATTAGTTGACGTAGTACCCCGCGGTAGTAAGGGCGGTAATGGTGGCGGCGATGGTGAGGGCGACGGTAGCAGTTTTACAGCCATAGAAACGCCCAAGTCTATAGAACTTCGCGGTAATATTGAAATTCTAAACGCGCACCTTGAAACGATTAATGACGTAGCAATACGAGCGGCGCTAAAACAAGCCATTGCAGAATTAGCCGCCAAACTATAGAAATATATCTTGATAGCCGCTTGAATCTGAGCGGCTTTATTAGGTAGATTTTTATAACTGTTATAAGGAAAAATAAAATGAGCAATTCAAAATTGAATTTGATTTTAGATAGATTAGTTTTTTCTTGGGTGTTTTTGACTGTGCTATATTTGGGTGCTGTCAATCTGGGAGGATTTTAAAATGTTGAATATTAAAATGATGCGAGCCTGTACATGGTTCGATGATAAGCGCGAGCGCGGGTTCGTGTTGGTTAGTGCTAACAGTGTGCTAGAGTTTAGCTTTAATAAACTGCGCCGACCGTATGTCGAGTATGACTTTAAGCATGGCTATTATGTGCTTGTAAACACTGGGTTTTTTAATGTGGGTTTGACCGATAAAGGTTAAATAATTATAACTGTTATAAGGAAAATGAATCATGTATACAGTAGACGCTACAAACTGTCAGCGATATGCACAAACATCGCATGACAATATGGCAGATGTAACATTGATGGTGGTGTTATCCATACAACAAAACTGGCTGAGTGTGGGTGATCAACTAGCCGATGTTAATAGGTGCGGGATTGAGTCCAAGTTTTTGTGGGGTAACAAACGTAAAACCTATGAGTATTTACAGGACAATTCATATCAACTATATACGGATGCTATGGTAGTGATAAACTCTGGCGATTCAGACCGCGATAAAGCAAGGGCGTTGATGGAAGTATTTCTTCGAGTCGATGGCTTAGGGATACCGAAGGCAGGTTTTATGTGTCAATTGATGGCGGGATTAGTGGGCTGTATGGACGTACACAATATTAGATTGTATGGTCTAGATATTAAAGACCTCTCGCTATCTAAGAATCCAAAGTCTAGCAAGGGGATAGACGCCAACAATAAAAAGGTGTTGGCTTATATTGATATGTGCCATGACATAGGCACGGAAAAACTATGGAATAATTGGTGCAATTTTTTAGCTACCAAATCTAAACGATGGATTGATGGTGATCATGTGAGCGCGGTACACTATAGCTATTTAACTGACGCTTAATATTTATAACTGTTATAAGGAGAATAAAATGATAGTATTTAATTACCCTAGTAAAAAAGAAATGAAGGCTCATGTGGGTAAGCCTTTGAAGTACATTGAAACCAGTATGTTTGGAAACGAATACGTGAGTGACGGCTATCTGGTCGGTGCTAATAGACCTCACATTACAGGCCAAGGCAGAGAGTTCTTTGCTGAAGTCACAATGAAAAATAATCTAATCGCAGGAGTTAAATAATATGAAGACTTTAATAAACGCAGTAGAAGAATGGATTGACCTAAGAATTTTAGCTAACAACAAGAACGAATACTTTGAGGCTAAGCTTAACGAGATGGAAGAGATTCATATCCGCGATGCTAATAGGATTGCAGACCTTGAGCGCAGGGTACAGCTCTATCAAGACAGCCCTAGTCCTGAGTATAATGACGGCGAAGAGTCAACGGTTACAGAGTTGAGCATGAGGTTAGATGATGTTGATAGTAGGCTCGAAGATCTTGAATGTAGCATGGAACAAAAGACTGACAGCGATGAAGTTGAGACTATGGTTGAGTCTGCAATGGAAGATTTAGATTTTCCAGATTCATATGCAATCGAAGTTATGGTTGATGATGCACTAGAAACTAAGGTCATGGATGCTGTCAGGGCTGAGATAGATGCGACAGACTTTAAAGTAACAGTGGAGAGATAACATGAGCGATAAGACGCTAACTTATAAAGAGTTTGTAACAGAGTTGGAATACTTAGAAGATTGGCATGATATCTTGGTTAAACAAGAAGGCATCACACACCCTGTAACATTACACCATAAAGGTTTAGTCCAGAAACTGAGGGCGGCTAACTATAAACATAGTATGCAACATGCTAAACATACAAAGGAAATTAATTATGTGGGCAATTAACTGGCACGAGATGGGCTGTACTCAGTACGCTGATACCATAGAAGATGCACATAAGATTGGACAGCGCGGTGGTATATTTTATATAATAACTTATGTGGGAGAGAGCAATGGCTAGATTAATAGATACTATGAACGAGAAGCAAATGTGGAAGTCTTGGATGAACACAAGGTTGGGAATGAGACAATGGTGCAAAGAGATATGTCAACCATTAGTCTTGGCAACGGACTGTGCTACTGATATTAAACAAGCACCACCACTAAAGGAGAAAGAACAATGAAGATAAAGACCTTTAAGTTTAATGGCGAACACCCTGATCTACATACTGGTACTTACTATAGCATGAAAGAATACTCTGAAGTTGCAGAGGTAGGACTTAAAACCCTATGCAGTAGGATGGCACGTTACCGTCATGTAGAAATAGATAATAACTTTATAGGCCTTAAATATTCTAAGCCTGATAGCAACTTAGAAGGGAGGTGTGAACAGCTATCAATGAAGTGGTTGCGACAGAAGCTAACAACAATTGACCCTAACTATAAGGAACACAACAGATGAAAGGCATCATTGATACATCTAAACCAATCCATAGCTACAAGGTTCTTATGTCTGAGTTGTCTGGTTACTACATAACTGTGGCGGCTGAGACACCTGAACAAGCTATGGAGTATGGCAACAATGAGGCTATGCGAAAGAACTATAAGATGTCACAGATTTATGTGGTTGAAACCGCTGTGGTTTCTGCGGAGCTAATAACTAAATAGTCTATGTAGACTATAAAGCTATTGTCCTTGTTCTTTTTTTTACAGGAGAAAATAGAAGAAAGTTATTAAGTCTTTTAAACTATAAAGAATATTATAGCATATATAATATGTTAAGTGAAGCGTGTTTGTAAAATAAATTGTTGACACTTACATCAGTGAGTGTTAATATTAATTAAATTAAACCAGAAAGGAATACAGTAATGAATAATATCACACCGATGTTTCAAAATAACACAGCACTACAAGCTATTAAAGATAGAGGCTATGGCTCAGCAGGTTTTGATATAGCTGTTGCACCGTTGACGTACACCGCCACCCAATATGGTGACGCATTACCAAGCAGTAAATCTGTTATCTACCGCACCGATACTGGTGAAGAGCTAGGTATCCACGGTCATGGCTATAAACCTGTAGCACCTAAGCACATGATAGATGTTACTAGGAATATCATTGAGCGTTCTGACCTATCTATCAATGGGATGGAGGAGACTATTAGAACCTCACACAATGGTGCTAGAACCTTTGTACAATACAAGCTACCAGAGCATACCTATAGAACTAGTGACGGTGACGAGGCTAGTCTGAGTCTGTTATCTATATCATCCTTTGATGGTACGTGGCCGTTCATGATTAGTGCCGCCGCAATACAACACGCGTGTACAAATCTTCAAGTCTTTGTAGGTGGTGAAGTGTCAGTGTTCAAAGCTAAGCACACTAGGTCACTAGACATTGAGCAGGGCGGTAGGATTATTACTAAGTCTTTAGATCTCTTTCACAATCAGCGTGACCTATGGCAACAGTGGGAGGGTAGAGAGTGTAGTAATCTAGAGGCGTTTAGATTCTTTGCCGAAGCACTCAAGTGCAAGACAGCTTTAGATTCAATAAAGAAAGGGGTTACTAACCCTACTGATATACTGTTTGATATGCCTAGACGTAACACTAGTCTTCAGTATATGTGGAATATGTACAATGCAATCTATTCTAAACGTCTTGGCAATAACTTCTGGGCTGTGTATAATGCTATGACAGATTGGTCAACACACTTTGAAGCCCCTCGTTCTTCAAGCATGGCGAACATTGCATCAATACAGAACGATAGACAAGAGGTTGTAAGACAGACCCTCAATGCTCACACTTTCTTATCGGTTGCGGCATGAAGATACCAGAGAAAGTATTCAGTATAGATTCACTGGCGCATCGAAAGGTGCGTTATATTCTAGATAAACCTAGTCAACTACAGGACGCAGTGTTAGATATTCTTGCAGACAGTAAAGTTAAATGGGCTGTTAAAGAATGGCAAGCACTCACATCTAAAATAGAATCATCTGACCTGACAGTAGGTGAGTACCTTAATCAATTTAATAAAAGGAAAACAAAATGACAACAGGATTTGGAGAAAACTTTTTAAGTATAAACTATAGGCTAGGTGTGGGTCTTGACTTCGAGTTCGCTGACAGCAGGGCTGTATGGGTTACTAATAGTCTGACTGAAGAGATCAATGCGGCATCCTTTGAGGGTGTCGTAATCATGCTACCCTTTATCGTGATAACCTTTGGTAAGATATGGACGGAGGACTAGAGAACATGGGTGACGCAACACATGGCGGCAAGGGTGATCGTGCAAGGAGCGTAAACTTAAATAGATTTAACGATAACTTCGATGCGATTTTTAACAAGCAACAGACGGAGAAAGAAGATGAAGAAGGTAAAGAAGCTGACGATAAACGTCCTGCAAAGAGCGACCAACTGGGTGGAGAAAGAAGCCACAGTAATGAAGAGCAAGTTTGAATCAAGGTTTATAAAAACAATAAGAACTGCTGTTATATTGTCGTGTGTTTTAGTTCTTATAAATGTACTGTTAGTATTAAAGGGGTAAGCTATGCTTGATATAATTCTAGGAGTGTTGGTGTTAGTAGCACTGGGGTGCGGTATTAGATTGCTATACGAATCTGAGCTAATGATAGATGAACTCAAGAAAGAAAGGGAGGATGATAATGTTTGAAGAGATGTTTAGTACAGATCCATCACCGCAAGCAGTAGCTACATCAAAGGCGGCAAGAGATGTAGCAGATGGTAAGGTTCTTTTAAGCGTAGCTTGTAAGCAGTATGGCGTGAAGGAACAAGCAGTCATACAGTACATTATCGACAAGACTGAGTATGAAACAACGCTCGACATAATCAACGGCAACAAGGACACGGATTCAATAGGTAACAAATAAAGCTTGACACATTATAAAAACTACAGTACACTTCACATTCAAATTTTTAACCACCAAAAAGGAAAGTAACATGGCTATATTAGAAGGCTCAGCATACTGGGCATCTGTAACTACACCTAACACAACTTTTGATCCTGTGTATTCGGTGAATGTAGTAGTAGATGAAGCAACAGCAGAAGACTTTAAGGCTCGTGGCTTTACTATTAAAGAGATGGACGAAGGCCCTGCAATTGTTGTTAAGCGTAAGGTTGAAGGCCCTAACGGAATGGTTCGTCCTGCCCCTAGACTTGTAGATCGTTACAAGAATCCTTTAGATGCTAGAGTAGGTAATGGCTCCAGTGTTAAAGTGCAATACAAAGAGTGGGAATCAGTATGGAAAGGAACAACCTTTAAGGGTCTAGACTTTCAAGCTATGCAAGTTTTAGATCTTGTTGAAGTTGGTACACCTGACGGTGCTGAGTTTGATTCATATGAAACAACAATGGAGGACGAGTTGTAATGGGAATTGTTACAGTAGATGAAGTTAACTATGATACAGAGTTGCTATCAGATGATGGTAACTCTGTATCATAGTACACTTAGTAGAAGCAGATACTAGAATGCGTGAAGCACAGATAATGATC